AGCCGCCTTAGCCATAGATTCTGGGCACTATAACTCGATTTGGAACTACGCAGGTGCCCTGCTGCGCAAGCACTGTAGTGGTGAGGTCATAGATTTAGAGCATGCTTGGCGAATGTACGAGTTTAGATTCTATCGTACTGGGGCAAAAACTAAAGTTGACAAGTCACTGCCACGCTGGGATGGTGTTAGCCGTGGCCACTCAATTGTAGTAGTCTGCGAGCAAGGCATTGGTGACCACCTTATGTGGGGCCGATATGTTCATTGTTTGCGTGAATACTTTAGTGAAGTCTGGGTTCAAGTTGATGAATCACTACACGAGTTCTTCAGCGATTTTAAAATTTGCAACCTAGTATCAGAAACCACAGCTACTGTATCAGTACCTATTTGCAGCTTAGCGCGTTACTTTTTACCTCAACCTGGTTCGTGGTTGCAAGGTCGTTACCCCAAACCCGACCCTAGTAATGAGATAATTGTAGAGTGGGCAGGCTCACCAACTCACTCAAACGATCGTAACCGCAGTGTATCGCCTCACTACTTTTTAGACCTTGGACTGTCTAACCTAGTTAATATCCGTCCTGGGGCTAAAGTCCCACAAGGTATTTTAGCTAAACCTGCTAGTTCATGGCGTGAGACAGTTGACCGAGTACTAGCAGCAGACTTAGTAATCTCAGTAGATACTAGCTTAGTGCACCTTTGCGGAGCCCTAGGAGTACCCTGCTGGATGCTGCAACCGCTTAAAGAAACTGATTTTCGCTGGGGTAGTCGTGGTGTAGATAATATTTGGTACGATTCGGTAAAAGTTATTAGAAATCCCGGTTCATGGGATAAGGTGTTTAATGTGGTTAAGGAGTGGTATGATACGAGAAGTTAATGGACGCTGGGGTTTAGCAAAGTACTTTGCAAAGGATGAGTATGTGGGTAAGAGCGTACACTACTACGGCGAGTACAACCCCGATGAAACTGAAAAAATACTTGAACTGGCACACGGACTTTGCTTAGACATTGGGGCTAATATCGGTTGCATATCTCAAGCCTTAGTGGCTAGTGGACACAGGGTGGAAGCATTTGAGCCACAGCCTGAGGTGTATAAGCTGTTGTGTGTTAATGTTAGCGCTAATACACACTGTGTTGCCCTAGGATCGGAACCAGGCGAAGTTGAAATGCCAAAAGTGCACTACAGCGAGCGTGGTAATTTTGGCGGTTTAAGCTGTGGTACTAAAAGTATTTATGGTAGTTATTTAGTACCGGTAAAAACACTAGACAGCTTTAAGTTTACAGATGTAGGGTTTATTAAATTGGATGTTGAAGGCTTTGAACGTGAAGTGCTGGTCGGGGGTCGCGAGACTATTATGCGTGATAAGCCTGTACTGTACATTGAAGACGATCGTGTTGAGCGTCGTAAGGCACTGCGTGAAATGATTGTAGAACTAGGTTATAAGTTTACAGAGCACCAGCCTACTCTATACCGCGAGCAAAACTTCTTTGGTTTGCAACGCAATGTCTGGGATCAGAACTACGCATCCCACAACTTAATCTGCACGCCATGTTAGTTATTAGCAGAGAAGGAGTTGATCGTTTTAGCTTAACTGAGCACGAAGCAAGCCAACGATTTATTAAGCTACCTGTAAGCAACTATCTTAAATTGCTAACTGTAGATGGCAAAACAGTTTATGATAACTTAAACTGTCCACAAATCGCCCTTATCAATGCGGTTAACAACCCCAAGTATCGTTTTATTTGTGCTGCACTTTCACGGCGTTTAGGTAAAACTTTTATTGCTAATGTAATCGGGCAATTAGTAGTCTTGATCCCCGGGTCGAACGTGCTTATCATGTCGCCTAACTACACACTGTCGTCAATTAGCTTTGACTTACAGCGTAAGTTTATTAAACACTTTGACTTAGAAGTTGAAAAGGATAATCTCAAAGACAAGGTCATTGAGCTAGCGAATGGTAGTACTATTAGAATGGGTTCTTTATCAACAGTTGACAGTGCTGTAGGTAGATCATATGATTTAATTATCTTTGACGAGGCAGCCCTAGGGTCAGATGGCGAGGCCGCATTTAATGTTAGTTTACGCCCTACTTTAGATCGCCCAAATGCTAAAGCTATTTTTATCTCAACACCACGCGGTAAAAACAATTGGTTTTCCAAATTCTGGGATCGCGGGTTTGATAGTAACTACCCTGAGTGGATTTCACTGCAAGCTGATTACAGTGAAAACGAACGCATGAGTGCAGTAGACGTAGCTGAAGCTCGTAAGTCCATGAGTAAGGCAGAATTCGACCAAGAGTACCTTGCTAGCTTTAACACCTTTGCGGGTCAGATCTTTACATTTGCACCGGAGCAGATTCGAGTCTTTGAACACTCAGATGGTGTAGAGTACATAGCTGGCTTAGATCCCGGCTATCGAGACCCTACGGCTTTTGTAGTTATCGCATACGACCCTAAACTGGACATATTTCACGTAGTAGACGAGTACCAAGAGGCAGAAGCCACAACCGCGGGCCATGCCGTAGCCATTGGCGAGCTGGTAGCCAAGTACGGTATTGAAAGCGTATTTATTGACTCAGCCGCTGCACAGTTTGCAGGCGACTTAGCTTATACCTACAATATCGCATCTATTAAGGCTAAAAAGCAAGTGCTCGAAGGTATTGCCTATGTACAAACATTAGTAGACCAAAACCGGTTGTTTGTTGCTCCCGAGTGCAAACACACCTTACTAATGTTGGATCAGTATCAGTGGGATCGTAATGTTAATTTAACTCGAGAAAAGCCCTTGCACGATATGACTTCGCACATAGCTGATGCACTCAGGTATGCCTTGTACTCGTACACAATATAACCCTAGCAAAAATTTTCATGTTGACAACCTGTGCCTAGCATGCTATAATAGGGAAAATCTAAATAAGATTATAAAATTTAAGCGGTTGAGCCTAATTAACTCTTTGTCGTGCCACTACACGAACCGCTATCTCTTAGTGGAGACTGGCATGACAATAGGAATATACCGTTTAATATTTAGTAACACTGACAAGTGTTATATAGGCCAAAGTATTAATATCGAACACAGATATAAGCAACACTTAAACAGTTTTATTGTAGGTAATGCAAATAGTAAAATGCAGGAAGCTTACGTATTATTTGGCTTACCTATACTAGATATATTATGTGAGTGTTCAATAGACAATTTAGATAAAACCGAAACAGAAGCTATAGAAATATTTGATAGCGTAAATAATGGTTTTAATATTTATTCTAGTGCTAGTGTAGTACCTGTTTATAAAGGCGAAGAACATCCTCGGTCACTACACGCTAATGAAGAAATTTTAACTGTTGCAAAGTTACTTACTTGCTCAAGTAACACTGGGCTAGAAATCAATAAAATAACGGGCGTATCCTTAGATATTATACAGTCTATAGCTTCTTTAAAAAGTCACGGCTGGATACAAAACGAAAATCCAGAAGTATACCAAAAATTAATTGATTTACACGGTAAAAGAAAAAATCCTCGCGACGCATCAAAAAGAGGAATTACATACCCTAGTGTAGTTAATCCAAACGGAACTATATATTCTAATATTTCTAATTTAAAGCAATTTTGTGAAGAACATGGTCTTGAAAGATCTAACTTTAGAAGAATGTTGCGTGGCAGAAATAAAATATGCGTAGGATGGAAGTTAGCAAATGGCTAAAAATACTAATAAAAGAATTAGCGTCAAATGGGTACGGGATAAAGCAAAAAGTGCCTACGAAAAAAAGACTGTTTGCTACATCTGCGCTACTAATGAGGACTTAGAGCTTCATCATACTCACTCTATTACTTTGTTGCTTAATAACTGGGCTATTGAAAAGAATTATGATATTTCCACAGATCAGGGAATATTAATGGTTCGCGAGGAATTTATCGAAACCTACAAGCATGAAATCTATGACGAAGTTTACACATTGTGTAACCCTCATCATGTTTCACTGCATAGCGTTTACGGAAAAGCCCCGCCCCTAGGGTCAGAAGCACGCCAAGGTGAATGGATTGAAAAACAACGAGCAAAATATCAAGAAGAGTACGTAGCGCCGGAAAAGCTTGTTGTGGCTAAAAAGACGCCTTCCCCCTTCTCGCCCTTTGCAGAGTTTTATTAAGGAAAGCCATGGCCTGGTACAAACCAAATACTTGGTTTTCAGGTTCTGAAAAGTTAAACCCCGCTCAAGAAACTATTAGCCGAGAACAAGGTAACTACATTGGTACCGACTATGCTATTAGCTACAGCGATGCGTTTGACAAATTAGAATCTGTTAATCGTGGTGTTAACATGATTGTTAGCGCCTGCTCTAGCCTGGATTACGATGTAAAAGACAAAAGAATTGAAGGCGTTGTAAACGGTGTGCGTCAAAAAACACTGAATACACTTCTCAACTTTACAGCTAATCCATTCCAAAGTGCACAAGAATTCAGAAATAATATATTCACTGACTTTATCTTAGAAGGTAATATATTCTTATA